GTATTTTGACAACTACAACGCACTGTTTAATCACGCTGGATTTAAGCAGTTAATTGAAGAGCTAGCCAGCAATGCGCAACGGTTAGCAGATGCTCAAACAATTAAAGATCAGGAAGAGTTGTTTTACCGAAAAGGCCAGATTGCCGCTTTTGCTACAGTAATTAATTTAGAGTCAACAATTACTGCGGCGCGAGATCAAGCCGAATCGGAAGAACAGGAAGAATTAGATGTATAAAATATATGACTTTCGTTGTGAAAATGGTCATGTATTTGAAGAAATGGTAGGCAAAGGCATTACAACCAGTAGGTGCGGTTGTGGCGCTAATGCTACTAAAATGCTGTCAGCGCCTAAGTGCGTACTCGATGGTCATAGTGGGGACTTTCCAGGTCGCCATATGAAGTGGGTGCGGGAACATGAAGAAGCTGGCAGAAAACGTAAATCTCCAACTAACGGAGTTTAATATGTCTAGAGCAACGATGCTTGATCCGCACCTCGAAGAAGAGGGCAATGCGGAAAACATCGAAAACGAAGTCCAAGAGACTCAGCAGGCTGATGCAGAGCAATCTGAAGAAGTTGTTGAGCAGACTCAAGACTCAGTAGAACAGGACGACGACAGCGATATTCCAGAGCAATACCGAGGTAAATCTCTGAAAGAAGTTGTTCAGATGCACCAAGAAGTTGAAAAGGTGATGAGTCGTCATTCTAATGAAGTCGGTGAGCTTCGTAAGATAGTGGATGAGTACATTACTGCTCAAACACCATCGCCAGCACCTCAACAGAATGTTGAGCCTGAAAGCGATATTGATTATTTTACGGATCCTCAGGGGGCTGTTAATAGGGCGATTGAGAATCATCCTAAAATTAGAGAAGCGCAAGAGTATTCACAGCAGTACAAGCAACAAACTGCTTTGGCTACTTTAAGCAACAAACATCCAGATATGCAAAAAATACTTGGCGATCCCAAGTTTGCAGAATGGATTGGGGCATCTAAGATTAGGACTCAATTATTTGTAGAGGCTGATCAACAGTATAATGCTGACGCGGCTGATGAGCTGTTTACTCTCTGGAAAGAAAGGAAAACAGTAGCACAGCAAACCGTTAATGTTGAAAAACAGGTACGTAAGCAACAACTGAAGGCGGCTAACACAGGTAAAGCTAGAGGCAGTGCCGAAACGGACGTAAGAAAAAGGTATCGCAGGGCCGACATCATTAAACTGATGAAAACTGACCCCGAGCGTTACCAAGCCCTGTCAGGTGAAATCCTACAGGCATACGCAGAGGGTCGAGTCAAATAATCCCGTAGGAGATTGACATGGCAACTGCAACTTATCCCGGCGCGGCGGGTAATACTGCGAAGACAGAAGCCAATACTTTTATCCCAGAAATTTGGTCGGATGAAATTATTGCGGCTTACCAAAAGAACCTGAAAATGGCTCCGCTTGTTAAAAAGCTGTCCATGACAGGTAAGAAGGGCGATAAGCTCCACATTCCAAAGCCCGTTCGTGGCGATGCGAATGCTAAAGCGGCCGATACTGCGGTCACTATTATCGCAAACACCGAAGGCGAATTGACTGTTGATATCGACCGTCACTTCGAATACTCACGTCTTATCGAAGACATCGTAGAAGTTCAGGCTCTTTCAAGCCTACGTCAGTTCTACACTGAAGATGCTGGTTATGCGCTTTCAGTACAGGTTGACAATGACCTTCACGCGGCGGGTACTGGCTTTGGTGATGGTGGCACTGTTGTATTTAGCCCAGCGGCTACTGACTACCAGCACACTGGTTGTTTCTTTAACGACAATGGCACTACTACTCAATACACTGACGACACCATGGTAGCGGCTGACGTATTCACTGATGCGTTCTTCCGTGACATGATCCAGAAGTTGGACGACAACAACGTACCTATGGACGGACGTTCGCTTGTTATTCCTCCTTCGGTTCGTAACACCATCATGGGTATTGACCGATACGTGTCTTCTGACTTCGTAACTGGTCAAGCCGTCAACAGTGGTCTTATTGGTAACCTTTACGGTGTAGATGTTTACGTTTCAGCTAACTGCCGAACCATTGAGGCGGCCGCTGACAACACTGCGTCTTCTATCGACACTCGTGCGGCACTTCTATTCCACACTGATGCTATCGTGATGGCTGAACAGCAAGCTGTTCGCTCTCAGACCCAGTACAAGCAGGAATACCTCTCGACTCTGTATACGGCTGACTGCCTGTACGGTATTCAGGTATATCGTCCTGAAGCTGGTTTCGTACTCGCAATCGCCGAGTAATGATACCTGGCCCCCTTCGGGGGGCTTTTCTTCTTTGCACACTATTCTGCTATAGGAATTTCAGATGTCTAATTACACTAAGACCACAGACTTTCAAGCTAAGGACTCATTGCCTACAGGCGATTCAGGGAAGATCATCCGAGGCTCTGAATTTGAGACAGAGTTTGATGCAATCTCAACAGCGATTGCGACTAAAGCAGATATCGCAGGGCCTACATTTACAGGCACTACCACTTTCGAAACTCTTTCTGACGGAACAATTAATATCACTGCATTTGTCGATGAAGACAATATGGCTTCTGACAGTGCAACTTTGGTTCCTACACAGCAGTCCGTAAAAGCGTACGTTGACGCTGTAACTACAGAGCTAAACGCTCAAGACCTGGACGTCACTACAGACTCAGGCACAATCGCTATTGACCTTGATACTGAAACACTGACTGTTTCGGGCGGTGAAGGCATTGACACATCTGCTACGGGCAATGCAATTACCATCGCGGCAGAAGATGCTACATCATCCAACAAGGGCGTAGCCTCATTTGATTCAGCAGATTTCACAGTAACGTCTGGCGCTGTATCGTTAGCGACAACATCTACTGCGGCTGAGTTAAACATTCTTGATGGCGCAACTCTGTCTACTGCAGAACTTAATTTGCTTGATGGCGTTACCTCAACTACTGCCGAACTTAATATCTTAGATGGTGTTACTTCTACTGCCTCCGAACTTAATCTTGTTGATGGATCTACTGCTGGTACTGTCGTTAACAGTAAAGCCGTTGTCTATGGTGCAAGCGGAGAAGTAAACGCAACTACTCTACAGGTAGGCGGTGTAGCTATTACGTCTACTCCTGCTGAACTAAACTTGCTTGATGGCGCAACAGTTACTACTGCTGAAATTAATATCCTTGACGGTGTCACAGCAACCACAGCAGAACTCAACATCTTAGACGGCGTTACCTCTACAGCCGCCGAACTAAACATCCTTGATGGCGTAACTGCTACCGCAACTGAACTCAACATTCTCGATGGAGTTACTGCAACTACCGCAGAGCTAAACATCATGGATGGTGTCACAGCAACTACAGCAGAGTTAAACATTTTAGATGGCGTAACGTCTACTGCTACGGAGCTTAATCTTCTAGACGGAATTACAGGCATCCTTGATGAAGACAACATGGCCAGTAACAGTGCTACTGCATTGGCTACTCAGCAGTCGATCAAGGCGTATGTTGATACTACTGTTGCCGCCACCAACGAACTTGTAGAAGACACTACGCCACAGCTAGGCGGTGATCTTGACCTTAATAGTAACGATATTACTGGCACGGGTAACATTAACGTAACGGGTACTGTGACGGCTGATGGTTTGACTGTTGATGGAAGTGCGGCATTTAATCTAGGCTCAGGGGAAGAAGTTAGCATTTACCGCTCTACAGATTTTGCTGTTTTACGGTTGGGTGCATCTTCAACAGATCATTGGTCATTTCAAGAGGCTGGAACAAATAGCTTATATATAGGTTCTACAGATAGCGGAACGAGTGTAAGTCACCTTAAATTAGATAATAACGGAGACATCAGTTTCTACGAAGACACTGGCACTACCGCAAAGTTTTTTTGGGATGCCAGCACAGAACGACTAGGTATTGGCAACTCGGCGCCTGCTACTGCCCTTGACGTAACAGGTACTGTGACGGCTGACTCTGTCGAAGTAGATGGGCTTTTGCATATTGACGGTTCTGATAATGCAAATGTTGCAAAGTTTGCTTTGACAAGGACAGATGCTTCTTGGTCTATTAATAACGAGACAAATTTTAGAATTTATGGAACTACTGGCGATACTACAAGCCCAGCAACAAAACGCTTTGAAATAGGTACAGGCGGAGACATCAGCTTCTACGAGGATACGGGCACGACTGCGAAGTTCTTCTGGGATAGTTCTGCGGAGTCTTTGGGTATTGGTACTAGTAGTCCAAATACACCACTTCAGGTTTCTGGAGCTAACTCTAGCACTAACGCAGATGCATTATTTAGCGTACAAAAAACGACGGAAGGCTATGGTTTGTTTTCGGGCGTTTTACCTACGGGTGTTAGCTGGTTGCAAGGCGGTACATCAGATGATGCCACTTATTACAATGTAGCGTTACAGCCGAACGGCGGCAACGTCGGTATTGGTACTAGCAGTCCGTCATATCCTTTAACTATTCACGACACTGGCGATGGCATTAAATTTGAAGTCAGCGATACAGTTGATGCTAACTACAGAATACAAGTAAGCGGCAGTGATATTGTTACAGGCCCGTCTACTTCCAGTGCTTATACGTTTCAAACGGGCAACACAGAACGCATGCGCATCAATTCCAGCGGGAATGTTGGTATTGGTACTAGCAGTCCTGCACGAAAACTAACTGTTCAAGGCGGTTCTGGTGATACGTTACCTGTAAGAATTATTGGTGGCTCTGGAACAACCACGAGTGGATTAGAGTTCCAAGATCCTTCTACAACAGCAGACTATAAAGTACAAATAGGCTCTGTAGGCGATAACCTCTATTTAAGGTCTGGTGGCGCAGAACGTTTGCGCGTAGCATCAGACGGCAACGTCGGTATTGGTACAGATTCACCAAGCTATAACCTTGAAGTATCTAGCTCTAGCAACAGTTTTGTACAAATTGCATCGACATCAACTAGCGCACTGACAGGCTTGTTGTTTGGTGACACTTCAAATGCTGTCGGTCGAGTTACCTATGACCACTCAAACAACAGCTTGCAGTTGTTTACTAATACAACTGAAAAGGCTCGCATTAATGCCTCTGGAGACTTTTTAATACGTTGCACAGCTTTGCCAACAGGCTCTACTTCTGGTTTTGGTTTTACAGCAGACCAGTTTTATACGGCAACAACAAGTACATCTGCCAATACGCAAGTTCGTTTTTATAACGGCAACGGCTTAGTCGGTAACATTACAACAGATGGCTCTGCAACATCCTTTAACACCTCTTCAGATCAACGCCTTAAGGACAACATTGTAGACGCGCCTTCTGCTTCTGACGACATTGACGCTATCCAAGTGCGTTCGTTTGACTGGAAGGCTGACGGGTCACACCAGAAGTACGGCATGGTTGCTCAGGAGCTACAGAGCGTTGCACCTGATGCGGTGTCTGGAGACGCTGATTCGGACGATATGATGAGCATAGACTACTCAAAGCTAGTGCCTATGCTGGTTAAAGAAATTCAAACACTACGTGCCAGAGTTGCACAACTTGAAGGAGAAAATTGATGGCTACATGGACTATCGCAAACCTTGAGCGTAACGTGGCAGACGGCGGTGTAACCGTTGCACACTGGCGTGTTACTGAAGTAGACGGAGACTACTCTGCTTCTGCATACGGCACTGTAGGCTTTACACCTGACGCCTCTGCCGATGACTTCGTTGCCTACGCTGACCTAACAGAATCTACTGTTATGAGCTGGGTATGGGCTGAAGTTGACCAGAGCGCAACTGAGGCGGCTCTAACGGCCAATATTGCAGAGCAGAAGAATCCAACGTCTGCTGATGGTATGCCTTGGTAAGTCATGCGTTATTGGCTGTTGTTTTTGTTAATGACTTTGTCTTTGTCAG